TGCTGTCTAGAATAATCTGAACAATCTTACCCCAGATACTTCCTTCGTAAGTGTACGAGTGACCCTCTAAGAAACTGCTGTCTGTTGCGCCACCGAGTGCGATGAATGCAAAGGGTCGATCCAATATTTTACTAATGCCTTCTTTGACAAGACTGGTTTTACCAGTTCCCATGGGACCCTTGATGGCGATGGCTGTTCCAATTGCCTGTGGGTTTGTAACTAGTTGTCCTAACATTTGCATGATTTGCATTTTTGCGTCGTCTAGACCATATACTGCAGCGTCCAATGTCTTTTGGGCATTTTCCATGAACTCATGACATTTTTCCACCCCGTCATTTATATTCACTGGAAGTGTGCGATACTCGTTGAATGGGATACGCATAAAGGTATCAACCCATGTTTTGATTTTATAGTATTCACCGCTACCTGGCTCCATATATTTGAGTGCGTTCAACTTTTTGAGTGCGATAGACTTGAACACGTGTGGGATGTCCGACTGTAGAATATTAATGCGGTATGGTGTATCGATTTGTGAAATCTTATTCACCTCGCGCGCTTCTTTGATGAGTTTCACCTGCACATCTTGTTCAAGTTTGCTGAAGAATGAGTAGTCATTGTTGGAGTTCTTATCCCGAAGTAATTTCTTGAATATACGATCATTTTTTTCTTTTTGCTTTTCAGCCTTTCTCACGGATTGACGATCGCTCTTTTCCAACTTGGATTTATAATGGTCAATGCCCATTTCCATCGACTCATTAAGCAACTTACTACCTGGGTTCTCCGTGCGGAGTTTGTGAAGCGCGTCAAACAATGCGCGGTCGGCTGAAGATGTTACAGATGACTTGGCTGTTTTCTTTACTTGTTGTTTGCCTGTAGTGTCATCTGTTTCATTGTCAGGCTGTTCTACGAGAAGTTCTTTCTTGACGACACGATTACGCAATTGTTTTCCTGTCGATTTAGATGAACGAGTTACCATCATTTCTTTTTCACTTTCTTCGTCAACATATTCATCACTATCGTCTTCGTCTTCGTCTTCGTCATCGTCATCGTCCTCCTCGTCCTCGTCGGATGAATCTGAAACACTAGAGACGCTGATATCTTCATCTTCGCTAGTCTCATCTTCATAATCCTCGTCATCTTCGTCATAGTCTTCATCATCGTCATAGTCTTCATCATCGTCTGCATACCCACCAGATTTACCTCCTACGGCAAATATAATGTTTAGTTTGTTTCCAGAACCAGAGCGAGACAATGTGCCTCCTCGTCCCTTCTTTTTTCCTTTGGTTGTATCTATCTCCTCTTCTTCTTCTTCCTCTTCTTCTTCACTCTCGCTTTCAATTATCAACTTGCGACGTTTGTTTGCTGCTTTTGGGGATGTTTTGGCTTTATTTTTCTTGCTTTTTTTGGGAGAAGGTTCTTCTTCCTCCTCTTCCTCCTCCTCTTCTTCCTCCTCTAACTCTTTGGTAAGCAACTTTTTCAACCTTGCTCCTTCTTTGGCCTTGTCTGTTGCATGTCTAGATGGAAACATCTTAGCAAGGAACTTATGGTACTCAACTGAATCCATCTCAGCATCTTCTTGATCTTCATCGATGAAATCAGAATCGTACTCAGATGAGTCAGGGTCAGCACCTGCGCGACGTTTGCTAAGAACTTTATCACCAGATTTGGCTTTGGTTCCGGTCTTGGTCTTGGGGTTGGTTTTGGAAGCGGGCATTGTTCAATCAAAGGATTTACTTGTAGTATGACATAGCGTACGTCTTTAGATACATTTCAATTCTTATAGTATATATTTATACACCGGTCGATCCGAACCCACACGCATTACGAGACGTTTCTTCAAAAAAAGATTCGTTGACCAATTTTACAACAACTGGACGTAGATCGGGTGCGCAAACCTGAAGTAATCTTGTATGTTGTTCTACAGCATACGGCTCACCACTCAAGTTACGGAATGCTCCAATGAGGTCTCCTCTGTATCCACTATCAATAATACCTGCACTATTTGCTAGCATAAGAGGTGTCTTAGAAATACTTGATCTGGGATACATATAATATCCAGTAGGCTTCCATGTATTTGTAAATGTATCATATATTCTCATCTCCGACCTCACTCCCATAGAGACCATAGATGCTGGAGCAACATTTGCGATGGTTGTATTTTCTGGAAAAAATAAATCAAATCCTGAGTTTGGATACTCGTCATTTAAAACGTTTAAATTGTGCTGGACAATGGTAGGTTGATATTTGTAGTGTAACATATCATCTTTTACAGCAAGATACAAAATGGCATGACTAGGAGGTGCTTCGGTTGCGTCGATGTAGGACATGATTATATTGATATATGATGTAACTTTATATGGTTTGGGGTGTGTTACTGTATAGAAATAATAGTTAGACTTACACCTTTGCACACTTAAAACTTATATACATAACATATTAATTAACCAATGGAAGACAATCGCTGCGAAGTCCATCAACGCGAATACCAAGACAACCAACTTCTGTCCCCCTGTCGCGCAAAATGCCGCCGATGCGGTAAAAAAAGAGTGAATGGATACAGCAACCCCGACCACGTGTGCAACCCATTCGGCTATCTGTATCTTTTTCCATCGATATGTGAGCATTGTTCGCGCGAGACGAAACTGTGTATGTGGTGCAAATACGGCGACAAGTTGGATTAATAATATATCACAATAACATATACGTAGATAAGGCATATTATTGCAACGATGTACGTATATATTATTCAACTGGAGGACAACCGTTTTTATGTGGGAATGACAGGCAATCCACAGTTCAGTATGTCGCGCCATTTTAACGCGGCAGGAACACCATGGACAAGTAAATACAATCCTATAAGAATAATCGAGTTTATTCCTGAGTGCGACGAATACGACGAAGACAAATATGTGCGCAAATATATGGCGAAGCATGGCATCGACCGCGTTCGTGGTGGTTCGTTTTGCGACGAAGTATTATCCGACGCAATGCGCTGCATGTTGGAAGACATGCAGCATGCATCAGAAACTGCATGTAGTAAGTGTGGTCAGCATGGGCATCTAATGAGAAATTGTGTGACAAAAATGTACGACGCAGAACTCCCAGACAATATTGAAGAGTTATTTTGTGTTGTAGAGAGAACAATCCGCGAAAAGAAAATCCTACAGACTGAAGATATGAGCGATGAGAATATGGTGGATATTTGGTGCAAGATCCGCGCAATAGAAGACAACATCCCCATCGGAACACGTGAATATCACGCATTCTATGCGCTAAATCGTAAATATGGGTTTCCTCGTACCGAAAAGGCAATTAACCAGATACATCATTTCGAAACTGAACGCGTAAAGAGAGAACGAGATAGGAATGAACCGTTTCTTCCTATGATAGAAGCGTTGTATAAAGTGGTTAAATTAGTGCATCAGAAGGATAAACCATCTAATTTATCAAATATTGAAACAGTTTAAATTAAACACACTATTATTAGTATGAATATGAATATGAATATGAATACAGAGTTGGATAAATTAGATATCATAGACAAATTATTAGAAACGGTTAAAAAATATATACAATGTAAAAAAGAGGAAGAAAATGTAGATTTGAGTGATAATAATTTGTTTCGTACATGGTGTATAATGCAATCGAACAACCCACCTATAAAACATATTCATTGGAAATACAATGACCTGCTTAAATCCAAAACCAAAACTGAGATGACTAATTATATTCTCCAAGAACGATATGTATTAGAACGAACTGAAAAAGAACGAGCAAGACGAGTTCGTAAAAATAATATAGAGTATCTACCTATAATAGAATATATATTTTCAAGTATGAGTTTTCTATTTCGTGATGTAAAACCATAAATCCTCAAATATTGTCATTCATTATATCAATGATAATATTCACTTTCTGTGACGATTTGTCCACACTTGGTAATCGTAATGTGACATACATTTCCCCGTTATAGGATGTTTGTGTTCACAATCTTCTGGTCCGTTACCATTGAAGGGAACATTTGCCCACGCATCGTCATAGTTTCTATTGTTTTTCTCTGCAATCGTCATGCGTTTTTTCGGTGCCAATGGTACATTTGAATGCATTCTGAAATGATGCGTTCTTAATCGACGGTCCATGTACTCTTCTAGAGTATACTATCATAGTAATATTTACTGTGGTAGGTGCATGTTTGGCGAGTTCTCATTTCTCATAGCAGCGACCAATGCTGTTCCAGTTTTAAGTCCTAGTTTCGTGTCACATTGTGCACACGCTTTCATCATTTCTGCCTTGGACTTATTTATAGTTGGCATATATTTGTATAACTGACGTTGGTCATTTTTCACCACCGCCCAATCATCAGCCCATTTAGTTGCTTCTGTTTTACATGTTTTATTAATACAATCTAGTAGTTCTTCGTCTTCGAGTTTCTTTTTAATCGCTGGGTCATTTATGGCTAGACGAGCCTCTTCTGCGGCACTGTTACCATATATCGCGTTTCTATCCCCGCCCTTGCGTCTTCTACGCGTCGGTCGTGCGCCGCGTTTCCTACGTGAATGTTTTATTGGTTTGCGATGTCTGCGCGTGTTGCGATGTTTACGTGTGGTATTTTTTCTGCGCGCGATTTTTCTTACTTTCTTTGTAGGCATTTTATATATACAACAGAAAAGAATTCATTCTGTAGTAACCGAAATTGAATACAATATTAGTTTAAATATAACATTATATACCATAGCAGACCATGTCTACGACCGAAGTTCCTTCCAAAATTCTGGGGATCCAGTTCTCCATTCTATCTCCTGAAGAGATACGTGCGTCATCTGTCGCCGAAATCACCTCGCGAGACACCTATAATGGTGGTCAGCCCGTAATCGGTGGCCTGTTCGACCCTCGCATGGGTGTTCTTGACCCAGGCCTTGTGTGTCTCACCGATGGGCTAGATTACCTAGAAACACCTGGCTATTTCGGACATATCGAATTAGCGAAACCTGTGTATTATATTCAATATCTTGCGACTGTTATTAAGATCCTCCGTTGTATCTGTTTCAAATGTAGCAAACTTCTTATATCCAAGGATACGCATTCCAACGCGCTCGAATATTCAGATGAAGCACGATGGAAATATGTATTCGCGCTTGCGAGTAAGGTCAAGCGTTGTGGTGGTGAAACCGACTGCGGTTGCGGATGCGTGCAGCCCAAGAAAATCCAAAAGGAGGGGTTAGCCACCATCGTCGCGGAGTGGAAAGAGGGTGACGGTGAGGCCATCACCATCAAACTCACTCCCGAGATGGTGATAAAGATATTCAGACGTATCTCAGACGAAGACGTCTCCTTCATGGGATTTAGCCCTAAATGGTCACGTCCCGACTGGATGATATGTCAAGTGCTTGCGGTGCCCCCACCAGCCGTTCGTCCGTCAGTAAAACACGATGCGCAGCAGCGCAGCGAAGACGACCTTACCCATATATATTGCAATATCATCAAAACCAATAAAACTCTACAAGAAAAAATAGATAACGGTCACGCAGGAAATGTCATCGAGGACTGGACTACCGTCCTACAATATTACGTCGCCACACAGGTAGACAACAAGATACCAGGCGTCGCATCCGTGGCGCAACGCTCGGGTCGTCCGCTCAAGTCCATCAAGGACAGGCTCAACGGCAAGGGCGGTCGCATGCGCGGCAACCTCATGGCCAAGCGCGTAGACTTTAGCGCGCGTTCTGTCATCACGGCCGACCCCAACATCTCTATTAAGGAACTTGGGATCCCCATGAAGATTGCAAAGAACATCACCAAACCAGTGAAGGTGAATGAGCGCAACCGCGACTTCCTACAAAGCCTCGTGCTTGCGGGACCGGACAACTATCCGGGAGCCAAGATACTCGAAAAGAAAAACGGCAATTCCATCACGCTCAGATACGTGGACAAGGCGTCGCTTTCGCTCGATATTGGCGACACAGTCCATCGACATATGATGGACGGCGATCCCATCTTGTTTAACAGGCAGCCCACGCTGCACAGAATGAGCATGATGTGCCATATCGCAAAGGTGATGAGTTGTGGTGACACTTTTAGATTAAATGTCGCTGCGACCAAACCTTACAATGCGGACTTTGATGGGGATAGATTTTGTCCCCAACAGGTGACTGCCTGCTAAGTTGTAGATAATACTTAGCAGGGAAAACAGTGTAATATCTACTGGGGTATGTATTAGCAAAGATGCATATCCCCAATATAATCATCTAGTCGTTCAATACAATAAGTATAAAAATATCTCGATACTCTAAATAATGATACTGAATATAGACGAACAAGAACACGTCATCGGTGAAATATACAAAATGACAAACACTGCAAATGGAAAGGCATATATAGGGCAAACCCGTAGTCATAGATTGAACCATAATAAATATAGACCATTCGGATACAATAGTCGTTTCAAAGATCACATACATGAAGCATACTCAAGTAAGAAAAACCATTCTAGGTACTTGAACTATGCTATAAGAAAGTATGGCGAAGAATGCTTTACTTGTGAAAGAATTCATACCTGTCCAGTAGATGAATTAGATACACAAGAAAAGCATTATATCATCGAGTTTGAAACCAAATATCCAAATGGCTATAATTTAACAGATGGTGGAAGAGGATTTACAGATGTCAATGGGGACTATATTTGGAGAACAAATAAACCACCCCCAAGACCATCTACACCATCTCAACTACGAAGTGACTATACTAAAAAGTTGATATCTGATAGGTTAAAATCATTCTATAGTGACAACAAGGAAAGTTGTGAAAATAGAGCGAAATTAACACAGAAACAACATTTAGCAAAAAAATATGACCTTTTCAAAGACGTAATCATTGATGACGAAAAAATAGATAGTTATATTCGCGTCGTTAGAAATAACACGAATAATAGCGAATATGTTCGAATAGTCATTGATAAGATACGTGCAACATTTGTCAGTAAGTATGAGCCAATAGCAGTATTAAAAGAAAGAGCGAGACAATTTATATTTGATTTAAAAGAACGGCCACGTATCCAAATTGCGGGAAACCCTTTAGAGCCTCAGACTACCACCCCATAATGGAAACATAATGGGGGAACTCGGTTAATTGCCGAACCCAATGGTAAAAAAGTCTGAGGATTAGGCAATCCGCAGCCAAGCCCCTAAGTCCGTTATGATAGGATATGGGGAAGGTTCAGAGACTAGACGGTTACGGGTCTTAAATGAAGGTTTAATCAACCGGATAAGGCACAAGGTATAGTCCGGCTCCTATGGAAACATAGGAGAATTTCGGAGATGAATTTGCATATGCCCCAAGACGTGGAGGCAGAAACGGAACTGCGCTGCCTAGCAGCGGTTCCCTACCAGATAATCAGCCCAGCTAACAACTCGGCGATTGTGGGTATTTACCAAGATTCGATGCTTGGTAGTCATTTAATCACGCGCGATAGCGTGAAGTTTGACAAGAAGAAGGCGATGAACTTGTTGATGATGTCATCGCGCATCGACGAAGACGCGTTGCGCGAGTTGGATCGCGTGTCGGGATTCGATTTGATGACGCAGATCATGCCTCCGCTATCGCTTAAGTATAGCAGTAAGCCAGACATGAGCAGGGAGGAGGCGGAGAAGGCTAACGCCATTATTGAGATTGTGAACGGTAAATACGTTCGTGGTCAGATGGTGAAGAGTGTGTTAGGCGGCGGCACGAAGGGGTTGATCCACCGCATCTGCAACGATTTCGGCAATATGGCTGCGTCTAATTTCATCGATGATATCCAGAACATCGTTACGGAGTATCTGTGCAGTAACTCGTTCAGTGTTGGAATCAGTGATTTGTTGTCCGATGCGAAGACGAAGCAGGATATTGTGGAGGTAATCGAGAAGAAGAAGAACAGTGTGAAGGATTTGATCGACCAGACGCAACTGGGTGTGTTTGAGAACAACACTGGTAAATCGAACCGCGAGGAGTTCGAGACGCAGGTGAACAACGTATTGAATCAGGCGACCGCTGAATCGGGTAAGATTGGATTGAGTAGTCTGGGCAAGGGCAACCGTTTCGTGACGATGGTGAATGCTGGATCCAAGGGCAGTGACCTGAACATCTCGTTCATGGTTTCGTGTCTGGGTCAGCAGAACGTGGATGGCAAGCGCATTCCGTATGGATTTGAGAACCGCACGCTTCCGCATTTCACGAAATACGACGACACGCCTGCGGCGCGCGGTTTCGTGGAGAGTTCGTATATCAACGGACTTACTCCTCAGGAGTTGTTCTTCCATGCGATGGGTGGTCGTGTAGGTCTTATCGATACTGCAGTGAAGACATCTACTACAGGTTATATCCAGCGTCGGTTAATCAAAGGCATGGAGGATTTGATGGTTGCCTACGACATGACGGTGCGCACAGGCAAGGGTAAGATTATACAGTTTACCTACGGCGACGACAGTTTCGACCCACTCCGTGTGGAGACACAAGGTCTTCCATTGATAGAGAAGACAACTCAAGACATCTATCTGCATTACAGCATGCCCGAATGTTCTGCAAAGAAGAATGTGTTCAAAGGTGTGTATGATGACGGCGCTATGGCTCGCCACAAGAAGCAGTTGAAACCTCTTGCTGCAAGGAATAAATACTACACTGATTTCATGCTGGAGGCGCGCGACGACGTGATCAAGAACATTTACGGGTTCAAGGATGAATCCGTTGTGCGCTGCCCAGTTGCGTTTGCGTATATTATCAATAACGTGATTGGTCAATTGCATATTACGGGGTCGTCTATCACGGACGTTACGATGTTCGAGGCGTATGAGATGATCGAGGCTGGATACAAGGTGCTAGAAGGCATTCGATGCGCAGTGCCAAACAGATTATTCAAGGTATTGTTCTATTATTACCTGACACCACAATCACTGGTCATTGTGAAGCGCATGAACAAGGCAGCGATTGCGCTCCTCATCGAGACGGTGATCCTGACCTACAAGAAGGCCGTGGTGAACCCTGGGGAGATGGTGGGGATGATCGCGGCGCAGAGCATTGGAGAACCCGCCACACAGATGACGCTCAACACGTTTCACTTTGCGGGTGTGGCATCGAAGTCGAACGTGACCCGTGGTGTTCCTCGTATCGAAGAGATATTGTCACTATCGTCTGAGCCTAAGAACCCTTCGTTAACGATTTTCCTGAAGCCAGAAGACGAGGACGACCGCGAGCGTGCTCAGAGCGTGATGAACATGTTGGAACACACTCGGTTGAGTGAGGTGACAACTCGACTAGACATTTGTTTCGACCCTGATGACGCGAACACGGTGATCGAGGACGACCGTCTGATGATTCAACAGTTCTACGAGTTCGAAGATTTAGTGGCCGAATGCGGTGGCGAAGAAATCGAGACAGAAAAATCTAAATGGGTATTGCGTCTTGTGTTAAATCCCGATGTGATGCTTGACAAGAACATTACCATGGAAGATGTAAACTTCGCATTGAAAAATAGTTACGGAAATGACATCAGTTGTGTGTATTCTGACTACAATGCAGACAATCTGGTATGTCGTATTCGCATGTCTGAAGTAGTGAAGCGCAGCGCCGCAAAGGGAAAACCTAAAGCAGGTGATGAGCCGAGTGCATCCGGAGCGAACCTACCTCTGGATCAATCAGACCACATCTTCAAGTTAAAGCGTTTTCAAGAAGAGTTGATGAACAGTGTTGTTCTTCGTGGAACCAAGAAGATCGGTAAGGTTATCCTTCGTAAAATCAAAAATATGGTGACCTCCCGAGATGGCGAATACGGAAAGAAGGATGCATGGGTATTGGATACAGACGGTTCTAACTTATTAGACGTGTTGGCTCTAGACTACATCGACGTTAATCGCACGTTCAGTAATGATATTATTGAAATGCACAACATATTCGGCATTGAAGCCGCTCGTCAGGCAATCTACAACGAGTTGGTGGACGTGGTCGAGTTCGACGGCACTTATATCAACGCGCATCATCTGAGTTTGTTATGCGACCGTATGACATACACCGACCATTTGATCTCAATCTTCCGACATGGTATCAACAAAGATAATATCGGACCTATTGCAAAGGCATCATTTGAAGAGACTCCTGAAATGTTCTTGAAAGCGGCTCGACATGGTGAACTAGATATGATGCATGGGGTCTCTGCAAATATCATGTGTGGTCAAGAGGGTAGTTTCGGAACGAGTGCGTTCCAAGTGTATTTGGACCCCGAAGAAATGCGTATGGTTGATGAATCGGTGGAAATGGACATGATGACAGAAGACCAGAAAATCGAAGCCATGTATGCAGGAGATGGTCCACGTTCAGGAATAGATGGAGAATGTGACTTGGGCTCATTAATGATTCAGAACAATGTCAGCAATGTGCGTGTGGTAGATACAGGTGGAGATAGTGGATACAATCCAGGCTTTTAAATAGTTGAATATATCAAAATAAAATAAAAATAAAATATTATATTTTTATTTTCTAAAACGTATGATATACAATAACCTTGATGGATCTTGATAACATAACATTAATACAAATAGAAACGGGTGACGAGTTGATACAAGACAAAAGCGCGTATTTCCCAACCTCAATGAGTATTGATTTTTGGATAAAATGTGGGGTCAATATTGATGAGTATATATGAAATACTGCATAAGCATATTTTGTATGGTATAAAGATATATCTATTTACATTATAGTTACACTAACACAATGAATGATGATATATTTCCTTATTTATGTAAACATGTGATAAAATGTCAAACACTTAATTTGGATGTATCAAAGTTTGTATTTCAACCTGAGGTACTAAATAGTTCTAGAACATCATCTATATTCATAACTCATTACCTATTGCCGTTAATGCATGCGATAAAACGTGAGGAATCGTTACCATCAGAAACAAAACGAAGTATTATTTGTCTCAAGTTTTTTGTCCTGAAGGTTGCAATTGAAACTCCTTCTGTATGGGAAAGTTCCATTCGTATAACTGATAGATACGTCGAAAATATGATGCAAGTCTTCGAAATATGTCAACGTAGATATCACTCCATGTGTCGATTTGTGCGAATATGTAGAAGACGATATGCAAAGACAAAGAATGAACAAGACCTCCATCTTGCAAATATTCAAGAAGGAGACCCAGGAACGTACATATTGATGCATCAACGCGCAAAATATGTATTCAGAGTAAACGAACTACGAGATACAATTATGAGTTGTATTACAAATACAGAGGAGTTTTTCCCAGATATATTAGTTGTGCGAAACCCATATAACAATATACCAATAGCATTATGCGAAATGTACAACTTTTATTTCTTTCTCAAAACTCGTAATTATGGTATTCCCGTTTTATTACATGGATTTTTCATGTCAAACTTTGACACTCCCAAATACATTATGGATTATGAAATACTCATTCGTGATAAAGCGATACATGAACATGTAATGGGTGGTTCGACAAAATCACTTTATCCAACAGTATTTCGTATGCTTTTACGGTATCGTAAATGTATTCGAAGTATTCAAATTGCAAAAGGGTTTCCGATGAAAACATTAGTTGAGGTGATGCGTCCTTATCTACTTCTTTATTTTTATGTTATGCATTACGCACAAGATTTTCCAAAACGATTTGAGAGCGAGCAATTATTAGAAAATCGTCTCAGTGAGTTTGATTACGTTTCTCCTAATTTCGGTAAGCGTACTCGAAGCACACATATATTGCATATAACACATGTTTCGCCCAATATGGATGAGACTGCGTTCCGAAACTTATTTGAAAAGTTTGGTGAGATAGAAATAATATTTATACCCGCTAGTGTAGAGAATAATACGCGATCATCTGGATACGTTATATTTGCGGATTTAGACTGCGCCGACCATGCATTCCACAGTCTTCAGTCATTTTGTTATTATGGGGTCGAACACGATGATGTTATACAAATCGACAAAATAGATAAACTTCCTGATAAAAACAACATTAGGATAGAAGATTTGTCTCCTCCACGCGTTCAGTATAACGCATCACATCCAGTATTTCATCGTATGAAAAGTTTAACAGTATCCACCACAGATGATATAATAACATTTACCGATCAAGAAGACGTATTGTTCAATCGTATAGAAGAACACGGGACGGTAGATGCATGGGATGAATCCAATTATGGAAACGAATGTGACGATGGAATGTATGTAGGACAATACTATTCCATAATGTCCAATATGAAATATAAGCATGCGCGTTGCTGTAATAGACACGTGCGGTCAATGTCTGAAAGTAACACGAGTATTTCTGAATGCGATGATTGCTCTGTTTCCGATGAAGAATCATCAATGGAAATGGATACTACAAGTGAAACAGATATTGATATTGATAATGACGTAATGACAGCATCAGCGATTATGTCACGCATATTAGAAACCCAAGAAGAAATAAGACAAACTACACCCACTGCATCCCGCGATCAAAATCATGAAGAGGAAGAAGAAGAGGAAGAAATGTGCGATACTTTATCACATGAAATTGCAGCACTTAGCCTGAGCGGGCTACGTACACAGCAACATCTACATATCGCAGAATCCATCTACGAACGTCTTAATAACATGACTTGCGATCATGACGTTGCGATCCGTCAGATTGACGAAGAATTCAACATGATTACCAACGCCGACGAGTCTGACGCTGACTCCGACGATGAAGCCAACGACGAATCATAATTATCGAACAATCTACAAAATATTCCTATTGATATTTTGTGGATTACTTGCTTCTCTATCTTCTTCTCTTGCGCGTGTTCTTTGCGCGTCTCTTTTAGTTCGCCGTCATGGATTTAACGCATACGGAGTAGAAGATACGTACGATGACGAATTGGGCGACGAGGGAGACGATATGTGTCAGACGATGAACCATGTCAGTCTTCATGAAGTCCTTGAGACTCTTTGGGTGTGCAGCCATGGCCATGCCTAAGTCGCCGATTTGAATAACGGCTAAAACAAAGTAGATGACCAGTAGCCAGTAGAAGTAGTTGCAGTAGTATACGCCTAGGGTGGGTTCAAACATCTCTTCGATGGAGTTCATACTTATGGTGTACATATAGACAAAAAAACGCGTCGAATCATAGTTTTGTTCGTATTTTGAGTTTTGTTTTCTGTGTTTTCTGCGTTTTCTGTGTTTCTGTGGGCGCGTGCGCCGCGATCGCATCGATATCTGTTTCACTAAAGGTGTCAATGTGATCAATACGATACCGTGCGTCTGGATTAGTTTCGTCATAGTTTCCAAATTGTTGATTTCCTCCCATTTTCCGCGGTATTAGTTCGTTAAAATATTCGTGTTTGAGTACGGTCTGTGCGACAACGAACTCATGTTCGCCCAATGTGTAATGAGCCTGGCCGAACGATAGGAACTGTGTAGGATCCATCATATACTTCCTGATTCGGTCATATCGGATAAGTTGGTCTGCCAGTTTGTTTATGTATACGATTTCATTATCAACATTGGGCGAGACAAGATTGTTTTTGGGTATTACAAGTGTGCAAGTGTTTTCATCGTCTGTTTCGTTTTCTGTTCCGTCAATGATGCATACAGGGTTTGATGTAGTGCATTGTTGTGGTTGTTGATTTATGCATACCGAAACATCTTGTATGAGTGATGTGTCTATGTGTTCATCAAACCGTATGGTGTTTCCGATAAGCTGATGTAATAGTGTTACAATGGTTTCAAGTTTTTTAGGATGAGGTACAAATGCGTCTGTAATGCGTTCTTGGATTTCTACTCGCTGTGCCATATTTGCATAATCGTTTAAGAGAATGCGTACGGTGTTTCTATATGCCAAGAAGAAGTTGGTTTCAAGTTTGATTTTATTAACATATTCAACACGTGCTTCATCGCGGGATGTTAGTCCATTTTGTAGAGCGGTTTCTAATTCGATACGTCCTGATTGACGTAGTATAGGAATATCGTCATTGGCAGTTGATAGTTCAATGGGTTCCGAGAACATAATAAACTGATCTGCAATGGTGAGTAGTCCGATAATCATCTCATCGTCTACTATCTTGTATGCAGGCTGTATAGGAATCGTGTCAGATGCGAATGTTCGTGTAACTAGATTGCAGAAGAATATAGTATCAACGTATGAATGATATAATGTATCGTCATCCATGAATGTTGTTGGTGCGTCAAGATTCTTACGAAACCCCGATGGATAGCACGGGATATATCCAATGTTTTCTCCGATTTTCACTTCGAGGCCAATAACTTTGCGTGAAAAGTTGAGTATTTGTCGTAGAATTACAACTGATATTTCACGGGATTCGTTGAGAACTGATAGTAGCGATTCAAGAATGATTGGTTGTTTAAATACATGTGTGCGTTGCATACTCTGTAAGGGTACGCATCTATTATTATGCAGAGGTTTAACAATGTTATTTATGACATTAATAACACTTATTGGTGCACTCGTGCTGTCCGCCGTAATACGAAAGTATGGTGTATATTCTGCAGCATTTTCTGTTGTTGTGCGGTCATAACTGTAAACTGGTTCTATTGTATTATTTTTTTTGATAATGAAAACTGTGGGTCGCGTTGATGAAAACTGATTCTTACTATAGTGATTTGATGGACATAGAATATTAACGTTCGTGCTGGAGTCAGCGTCTGGTATTTCCAACATGATTAAGTTGATCCCATCTATATGGCTTTTGTGAATACCTGGATTGCATATTAGATCCCATGTATATGTATGGTCAATTACTGCATTGGGTGACCGTAAATAAGAGAGAAATCGTCTGAATGCTAATACTACTTTAACGAACGAATTGTTTGATTGTTCTCCAGTAGTTTGTCGTAATGGTGATTTTTCGTATTCTGAAACATCAACTTGGTCTAATTGTTCCCGTGATGTATATTGAGTATCATTAAAACTAGTTACAAGATTTCCATTTTGCAATCCAACAAATGCTTCTAGCGTCACCGTAGATGCAAGATATTCTTTGAAATCGGTTACTGACATAGGTTCTTTCCCAATACCAAAAAACATGATATCAGCCATGCATGCTAAGAACGGCTGTGTTATACTGCCCTCTACTCCGTGACGTAAAAGAGCTTGTATTTCTGGTCGTAGTTGTGTCGGATTTCCAGGTACTTGATAAGTAATTGCATATTCTTTGAAAAAATGTTGTATTTCAATATTGAGGTAAGCCCATCTTCCATGTGAGATAGGATGTGTATTTTGATCCATAATGTATTGTCCTTCAGTTCTGCGTCGTTGGATAGGACGGTCATCGTGTTTTTCTTCTATGGCTGGGTCATGTTGCATTGTATCGCTAGGTGGTGCTACCGTACACTGTTTTCGTCTCGTGCTTTGTTTGTCGCTTAGCATTGTCTCTCCATTCTTTACATTGAGTTTAAAGCAGCATGGGACACAGTATCCATCTGGATGTTTGTTTTCTTCTTGAAATCCTGGATGTTGTGGAGCATATCCAGATTTGCCCTTTCTTCCATCTCCAGTGAACTCGTATACATAATTTCCATCATCCTTTACCTTGTCTTGGCCTCGTGGGATTACGCCTCCACAAGTTGGGTGACGAAGTACTTCTTTTCCATCTTCTATTACAGTTTCCATTTCCTTGGGATGGATGAATGTATTTGTTTTAAGGCACCAGTAACGCGGACATATGTATACAAACTGGTTATCTGGATTAGTTCCATATGACACTGTATATCGGTCATCAGTTTCTGTTTCTCTCCGAATAACCTTTGATTGTTCCTCTGAGTTGAGGTCGTAAAACGCATCGCTTCCATATCGGTTGATGATTCCAGCATGTTCTGTTGCAACCATTTCTTTGTGTTCCTCTTGGGTAAGAATGACAGGTTGTCGTCCATATGCAGCATCGCACGTACGAGAGTATCTATCGAAGTTCCCTGTTTTAACTGTCAAAAACAAATTAGGTTCGGCTTGTTCCATAGCTGTCATAAAAATAGATGGTTTTTTTAGTTTCATTCCGACAATATTGCGAGAACCGCTACCAGCACCTCCGCTATAATTTTCATCATCGCCACTATTATAATCGCTTTCATAGTCGCTATCATTACCATAAAGTAGCGATAATGCATTTGTTTTAATAGGCTTCACTTCGGGCGTGTCATCAACATCATCATATCCACCAATGGGAACGACCTCCTCTTCATCATTAATCATTACTTCTTGCTGGTGGACAAGTGGACGATCGGGCGCACCAAATACGTCATCGATATGAGTTTCCGCAATCGCCTTCTCGCTGATATCAATTGACGTAGAACATGCTGTTTTCAATAATGGAAACCGTTTATATGTTTCGTCATGATTAAATAACATATGCATAATAGCACCGTTGTACCCATCGATTAGTGGGATGTATCGCATGTTATCAATACCTGATACGGATATGGACACGCGACCAGACGACCGAAGCCCTTTTTCTGTCGCATCAGTCATGACAACCAAAAACCCAGGATTAGTACGGATTTTGGTTGTGCGTACTCCGATACCATTATCTACGGTAATTTCTGCTCCTACACGAGCAATAAGTTCATGTGCATCATTTTCTGTCATACCAAAGTAGGTTATTAACTTACGAACTAAATCATCGCCTTTTACATCATCATGTCGTTTCAATTGTGTAATGACAAATGCTTCTTGACTGTTCATATTATTGAAGTTTGATACCTTGCGGTATCGCATACGTGCTCCGTCTTTCGAACCAATATCCGGTGTCTCCATTATAAATGCGGGTGCGATACAACTATGAATGGAATCTAGGGTGAACTTTCTCAAATCGACATCCGCTGTCACGGTGGTTACATAATCCATATGAATGATCTCAACATGTTTGTCATTGAGAGACCCAAAATTAGAATGTTTATAGCCACTTTGTTCAAAGAATGGTTCTACAGTTTTTATCAATGGGTTTACATGCTGCAATATCATATCATTCACTTGGTCAAATGATACTGGCGACGAAAACTTCCCATACACAATAATATCACCATTTTCCTCGAAAACACAAGTGAGAAACTCCCCTTTGTTCATGCTAAAAAAAATCGATACGCCTTTGCTTACACCCATATTGACAATCAAATGTTGGATTGTCGTCCTAGATAGTTGGGGTATCTTACGACCGTCTGTAGATAGGGTCTCTCCATAAAGTCGGTACATATTCTCACGATGACCCCCAGGGGTCAGTTTTGTAATAGGTGCAAGTGGATGCGTGGGCACCAACTTGAATATCACGTCTAGAGGCACCTTAAGTGTAAACTGTTGATGTATGGCAATTTTTATTTCCACTACACCACGGTTCTCCCATTCAAACTGAGAATCGGATGTATTCGACATCTCTCTAGAAATGCGATGTAAAAGATCTTCATGTGCAAATGCATTGAACATGTCGCCTTCTGAGTTGATTTTACTTCGCCCAGGGGCTGCCTCAATTTCGGCCTTGCTGAACATATTCTGTGCGGCAAGTAATGGATAATAGACACTTACTAAATATTTATCTGTTATATCAGCAGAGGATCGTTCTACATTATCTAATACATCACTCGCAAGACAAACATAGATTGTACCATCTACGATTGTTCCGCTGTCGAGGAGAAGGCGGTCATTTGTTGTAGTCATTGCGTTTACAGCAGCACTGAGTAAAGTTTTATCATACATAAGACTATCAAACGGATTAAATGAGGTCGGAAAAGAATTATTCATCAAAAACAGACGCTGTCCCAACATATGGGCAGTATTTACTTCTCGTTGCCCATGAAGCATTTCCATTTTGACAACGTCTTCGTAGCGATATACATCTTTATCTTCTGACAATACTGCATTTGGATGTGGTGTAAGACCATGACTTTTAAAATTATTCAGCGCATTATGCATTCGTGCACGAGACAGTTGAGTTCGCTTATTTTGTGTCAGTGCGCGATAAAAATCATCAGGAGCATATGCTTCAGACCGCACACAAAACATATATATCTCTTCGACGCGCAGTAGGCGATCCAGTTCGGCCGCGATCTTGTGCTTAATTGTAGATATAGTATCATCTGGATGAATTTGTTGTTTTGAGTATATCACTACGGTACTGTCTTTTGTAATAGAATCTTGTTCAGATTGGCTAAAAACAGGTTGATTCGTCACAGAATCCAATAGTGTTATATTATAGTCAACCTCAGCACTATAATTATTTCCTACAAACACTACAATTCGGTCAATAGTGTTTGAACCAGACAAGACACATGCCTTATATATTGAACTTATCGATGTCATGTATACACAATGTACAGACTATTGTTTTACGATTTTGATGCGGTGTCCGCTCACGGTAACTATTGACAAATAGTTGTCGTAACAAATAAAATATACCTAAAGTAAACTTAGACATCGTAATATGGGTTGTCTGTGATGGTTATTCCACAATATGTTTGAGGTTTGTTTTTGTAATCAATCGGGGTATGAAACCCAGTTTCTTTTGCTTCTTCCAAGAGAAACTTAAAATTATCCCAGAACTCTTTTTTATGTCCCACACTTTTTGTCGCAATGTGTGCAAGTTCATGCGTGTAGACAAATGTCAAAGTACTTTCATCCACAAGTTGTTCGCTATGCTTAGTGCGCGCAAGACAAAATGCCAATTTCTCACCCTTATTCTCACTATATGCAGTGAGTTCGCTTGTGGGTAGAGTTTCTTGTATCTTTTTTGGATCAAATCCATTGACTAATCTCTTCACACGCTCGTCATTAGGGTGCTTTTCACCAAGTTCTTTCACGAACTTGTGTGCCTTATTAGTCACTGTTGCAAGGAGGTCGGCGGCCTCATTAAGTTTTAATCGATTGCGAACACAATACTTGTTTCCGTCCACACCAGATATAATGCATTTCAGTTTGAATACTTCACTTTCAGAATAGATTTTTAGACATACCAACAAAATAAACACTCCTATTACATAGAATAGAGCGTCTTGGCGAAACAAATATGAAATCATTCGTGATATAGTACACCTACATATAAATCTTCACTAGTATTTTTTAGAGGGTGGAACTAAATAAAATGGCTATATATCGTTGTCAATACAATGTACAGAGTACTCATAAAAATAACGTCATATGCAACAGAATTGTGAATATTGACACTAGCGTACCACGTTTTATAATTAGGGTCAGAATTGGCTACATAACTGCGTGCAGATATTTGTCGCATACTCGTTGCTAAGGCGACCACGACCGCAACAATCCCAATGCGGGAAAGATTTCCTGTTATATTGGTTAAGTATATAACGTACTGCGCCGCCATCAGGAGGAGAGCGCCCGCGAGCAGATCGCCACCGAGCGTGGTTCCGGCGTTTACGTAATAGTACTCGTCCGCGAGCGCTGCGTCCTGGATGATGATGTGGGGCGCGCGCAATACATACACGAGTGCGATTGTGGTCGCGACAAAGGCGGCGACGAAGGAGACGGTTAATTTCGTGGTGAGTGTGGTAGTGGGGGTCATGGTTTGACTAAACGTTCGGGTCACTTATAGTAAGGGGAGATTACAACCTAGTAAATGTAGGTAGTAATCTATTGTTTATAGTTTTTATGCGATTTTCTTTTTGTTCGTTTAGTTCTTCTTTTTCTGCCTGTTCCTGATCGCACGTTCTTTTGCAATTCTATCAAAAGCGCGTACGACGCCCCACTCTTTAAACGTATATGCCGTGTTGTAAGCTGTCATGCCGTATTTATCCTCAGCATTCACAATGGCACCCCCCTCAATCACTAGGTACGTGACGACGTCGACTTGGCCTCGCATTGCTGCATGCATGAGAGCAGTCTCGCCATCATTATTCACAGCATTCACATTGGCATGCAGTTCTTTCGCTAGGTACTTGATGGCGTCGACTTGGCCTCCCTGTGCTGCATGCATGAGAGCAGTCTCGCCATCATTATTCACAGCATTCACATGGACATTCTTCACTTCCGCTAGGTACCTGATGATGTCGATATTGCCATTATATGCTGCCCGCATGAGAGTTGTATCGCCATCATTATCCACAGCATTCACATCAGCATGCTGCTCTTCCGCTAGGTACCTGACGATGTCGATATGGCTTTTCGGTACTGCCCACATGAGAGCTGTCCAGCCGTCATTATCCACAGCATTCACATCGGCATGCTGCTCTCCCGCTAGGTACCTGACGATGTCGATATGGCCATTACGTGCTGCATGCATGAGAGCTGTCACGCCGTCATTAGCCATAGCATTCACATTGGCATGCTGCTCTTCCGCTAGGTACCTGACGATGTCGATATGGCCTTGCAGTGCTGCCACAATGAGAGCGCTGTTCCCGGATTTAGTCACAGCATTCACATCGGCACGCTGATCCTCCACTAGGTACCTGACGATGTCGAGATGGCCTCCATACACTGCAAACGTGACAGCTGACCAGCCGTTAGTATCCACAACATTCACATTGGCATGCCGCTCTCCCATTAAGTACTTGACCGTGTCGATATGGCCTTTATCTGTTGCCCACATGAGAGCTGTCTTGCCGGTATTATCCACAACATTCTCATTGACATTCCGCTCTTCCACTAGGTACCTGACAGTGTTGATATCGCCTCCCTGTGCTGCAGACATGAGGGATGCGGGTTTTGACTGCCATAGATGTTTGATGGTGGATGGGATTCTTAGTCCACCTCTCTGTCGTTTTGAACGCGTTCGTCTAAATCTTTTAGTGGTCTTTTTGTTCTTTTTGTTCTTTGTGGTCTTTTTGCTCTTTTTGTTCTTTGGCTTCTTGTGTTTTCGGGTTGCCATTATACTATAATATATAACATTATTAAAAATGATATAGTATAGTAATTTATTTTTTATACGATTTGCGCCGCACCCTCCTCGATTTTCTTTTGGTTCGGTTGGTTCTTCTTTTTTCTGGCTGATTGTAAAATGATTGCAATGTCCTTACGTGTACGTGGATTAAGATTATTTTTTGTAATCATGAGAGGTGTCTTGCCGTCATTATCCTTCAAAATCACCTCGACATTCCGCTCTTCCACTAGGTATCTGACCGTATCGATATCACCTGAATCTGCTGCATACATGAGAGCTGTCCAGCCGATACTACTCACAACATTCACATCGGCATGCTGCTCCTCCACTAGGTACCTGACGATGTCGATATCGCGTGACATGGCTGCTATCATGAGAGCTGTCAGGTCGGTGGCATTAGTCGCATGATTCACATCGACATGCTGCTCTTCCGCTAGGTACCTGACGGTGTCGATATTGCCTTTCTTTTGTGATGCCTGCATGAGAAGTGTCCAACCGATAGCATTCACAGCATTCGCATCGACATGCTGCTCTTCCACTAGGTACCTGACGATGTCGATATGGCCATTGCGTGCTGCAGTCGTGAGAGCGTCGAACCCTACATTACCCACAGCATTCACATCGGCATGCTGCTCTTCCACTAGGTACCTGACGATGTCGATATGGCCATGAATTGCTGCAATCATGAGAGGTGTATAGTCTTGGCCATTTTTCGAACCATTCACATTGGCATGCTGCACTTCCACTAGGCGTCTGACCTTCTCGATATTGCCTGTCTCTACTGCATCTATGAGGTCTAGGTTTTTTTTGTTTTTTTTTGTTTTACTTCCACCTCTCTGTCGTTTTGAACGCGTTCGTCTAAATCTTTTAGTGGTCTTTTTGTTCTTTGGCTTCTTTGTGGTCTTTTTGCTCTTTTTGTTATTTGTGTTATTTGGCTTCTTGTGTTTTCGGGTTGCCATTATACTATATAACATTATTAAAATGATATAGTATAGTAAATTATTTTTTATGCGATTTGCGTCGCGTCCTCCTCGATTTTATTCCAATTTTATCAGGGGCTGGAAGGAGATATTCATTACCATTACGTGCCTTATTATATTCTATAGTATCGTTGCTGGACATGTTCCAATATGTCAGCGAGCGTAATGAATGTTCAGCTGGATTTTTTTGTTCTATATTGTTTATTTTATTCAGTGCATATTTTTTAAAACCTTTTGCTCTTTGAATGTTTTTTAAATATTCTATAATATCTGCATTATCCTCATGATCATGTTTATTTGCAGTCCGGTAAATCCAATCATACCTTATAGTCCCATAGGCATGCTGCATCTCCACAAGGTACCTGACGATGTCGAGCTGGCCACTATACGCTGCTGCACCAATCACATCGCTATTATCCACAGTGTCTAGCCTACAGATGTGAATGATGTACTTGACCAGGTCGAGCTGGCCACTATACGCTGCCATAATGAGAGGGTTTCTCCTGGAATTAGTCACAGAACTCATATCGACATGCTGCTCTTCCACTAGGTACCTGACGATGTCGATATGGCCTTTCGCTGCTGCATACATGACAACTGACCATTCGTTATTAGCCACAGCATTCACATCGGCATGCTGCTCTTCCGCTAGGTACCTGACGATGTCGATATTGCCATTATGTGCTGCCCGCATGAGAGTTGTCCAGCCTTCATTATCCACAGCATTCACATCGGCATGCTGCTCTCCCGCTAGGTACCTGACGATGTCGATATGGCCTTTCTGTGCTGCATGCATGAGAGCTGTCCAGCCGTCATTATTTGCAGCATTCACCTCGGCATGCTGCTCTCCCGCTAGGTACCTGACGGTGTCGATATGGCCATTACGTGCTGCCAACATGAGAGCTGTCCAGCCGCCATTAGTCACAGCATTCACATCAGCATGCTGCTCTCCCGCTAGGTACCTGACGATGTCGATATGGCCTTTCTGTGCTGCANNCATGAGAACTGTCNNGCCGAAATTATCCACAGCATTCACCTCGGCATGCTGCTCTCCCGCTAGGTACCTGACGATGTCGATATGGCCTCCCTGTGCTGCATGCATGAGAGCTGTCCAGCCGCCATTAGTCACAGCATTCACATCAGCATGCTGCTCTCCCGCTAGGTACCTGACGATGTCGATATGGCCTTTCTGTGCTGCATGCATGAGAACTGTCCAGCCGAAATTATCCACAGCATTCACCTCGGCATGCTGCTCTCCCGCTAGGTACCTGACGATGTCGATATGGCCTCCCTGTGCTGCATGCATGAGAGCTGTCTTGCCGAAATTATCCACAGCATTCACTTCGGCATGCTGCTCCTCCACCACGTGCCTGACGATGTCGGTATAGCCTTGCTCTGATGCCATCATGAGATTGAGTTCTTTAAGTGTTCCTCCCTTCTGTCGTTTTGAACGCGATCGTCTAAATCTTTTAATGGTCTTTTTGTTCTTTGGTTTCTTGTGTTTTCGTGTCGCCATTACTAACTATATATACTATAACTATATATTCGTGACATAAAAAATAGAAAATGTTAGTTAATTAGTTAATAGGTTACATGAATAATTTATTTTTGTTTTTTGTTAAGCGTGTATGTAATATGTTTGTTACATCATGGGGTAGTCGCAATCAGGAATACATACATCGAGATGATACTTTTCCATGTCTGGAGGAGTGGTGATTGGGGATGGTGGGCGATACTGATATGCAGATAGGTCGTTGTCGTTCATGATGTGTTTGTTTGCAACAGGGTTAGATGGTCTGTTGGCACTTGAGTTGGGCATGCATGATAATACGTTTGTATTTTCATTAAGAATTTCATTGTCTCTTTTAAAACGTTCAATCTCGCGACCGAGCGTGTCATAATACTCGTCCGAGCATCCAAAATCGGAAACCTGATGGAGAACAGGGCGACACATGTCATCATCAAATGGAAGTTTGACGCGACATAATTCATCGTATCTGCTGCGCATATCGAAGTTTTTTGCACGCAACTCCGTCAAATGTTGTTCACATGGTGTCCGGTGATGCATGTAAGGTCTGGCATGTAGAGCTTCGTCGCGCTGCATGCGCACGCGTGCGAGTTCTAATTCAATAGAATGCACATAATCGGTTGAGACTAACCCAAATGCATCATCGTCGTTCTCCTCTTCCATTTCTAGGTTAACTACTTCCAACTTATCTTGAATGGGCATTACCGAACTGCGTGATTTTTTAATAGGTTCAGTAGAGGGTTCCATGCCGTAGCCCCATGGCGTTGAGGTAGGAACACAAGACATCATTTCTGTAGAATGTCCCATGGTGTCTATTTGACGAACTATATCGTCATGCTCGCGTTTCTGGTTACGGTGCACGGCTTGTAGGTAAGAGTCTGTGGGTTTTTCTTGTGTTTCTTCTTTGTTATCTTTTTCTTTGGTTTCTTCTTTGTTGTTTTGTTCGGGGTCATACCACCCATCAGTGCTGACCCCATCATACTTGCGGTGTAGGTTCTTCATAAGGAACCAGAACACATGTTGATTTCTGGAATACTGTAGTTTCACAGTCTCACCGTTAGCGATTTTTTCCATTTGTTCAGCACCTTGACCGAAAGGATACATGCTTTCAAAGAAGACATGTGCACGATTATACTTTTCGTTGTGTGGAACAAGTTCAACGTGACGAACGCTTCCAATCTTCTTACGATAGAAGGTCTGGGCGATCATCTCGGGGGTGATGTTTTTGTAAACACAAGGGATGTAAAGTGCGAATTCTGACATGGTTGTAGTAGTAGTAATCTGATTACTGGTAACGGTTGTTATATGCAACAAGTCATCTTGTCAAGTAGGTTTCAATTCTTATTAGGCATGTCTAGATATGTGGATGGAGTGAAATAAAATATGACCTATATGGGGGCATATTTTATAGTTTAGTATTTTTTGTTTTACAATATTGGGTTACTTTCCACCAGATCAACTTATGTATTTCTTCAATATTGGAGGCAGTTCGTGACCGAATGCTAGCATATAAAGCAACGTGATTGAGCCGATCATTAAACTCCTAGTTTCAGCCATTTGATTGCTGACTCCCATCGCGTAAACCATAATAAGGTATACCACCGCGCTAATTATGGCAGAATGAAGTAGCATCATAAGTCCACGTTCCATAGTTATACTATATAGTGTTCCTAAAATATATTGAATAGCCAATATCAAGATCGACAACCTATCTAAAAGACATTTTTACGCATAGTGTCTGGCTCAATAGTAGATTGTTGCCATGGGCCTACATTGCCACGTGGGTTAGCGTCTTCGGAACGAAGTTGTAAGTTGGCATTTCTTAGAGGAGCCATGTTTTCGGATGCACCAGCATGGTGACCCGCTGTTAATAGACCATCATTGTTAACGTTGGCTGCATTAGGAGAAAACTCTGTAGGTGCGCTCTTGGGAAGTAAGTCTGCTGGGTTCTGTTCAGAAGGACCTTGCATAGAAGGTGCGACTGGTGCAAAACTTCCATCACCTCCACCAAGAACCTCATTCTGTGTGGAGTCAGAACCGTTTCCGTAGGCAGCGGCTTGAGAGCCTAAGTTGGCATGACCTTCTCCACCTCCTAAGTGTTTATCGGTAAAATAGTCAGAAAATGAACTGACAGTATAAGCAACCAAGAGTAATACAATAATGGCTCCTAGGCCATAGTCTGACATGAGTTTCTTGAAACTTTGCATTATATAAATTAGTAACATAAAATTTACATGATACACACATAATGTCTATCCATCCAATATCTATCGGATATATACCCTAAATTAATTAGGCGAGTCTAAATTATCATCGAATGTTTGAATTGTAGAATGGGTGCCAATAACAGATGTATCTTGACCAGCATTATCTTCATTCAACGCTGATTCGATATTTATATCAGATGTTGGGATCGTTGTAGTCTGCATCAAAGGATTCGGTAGAGAATCGCTAAAGATGTCTCCAAAATTAACCAACGATTCTCCATTTTTATTGAAAACCAAATCTTGTAATTTTGCATTAGTATCCATAACATATGTTTGAAGACGGATAAGATGTTTTCTAATTTCATCTATATCATTTGTTAGCGCGATTGTTGTATTTGAAGATGATTGTATAGATTCTTTACTTTCGAGTTTTGATTGCGAGGTTCTTTCTAAAGCATCTAATCTAGAAACAATAGAGGTGAATACCTCAGTATCAACAATATACTTATCAGACGTATTTGAATGAAACTCTTGGATGTCGTTAATAACTCCACTTGTTGTTTCTGCAAACAAATCCAAATTATTTAGTCGTTCACTGATACGATTAATTGCTTGCGGTAAAGATAGTTTTGCAACAGGATGTGGCATTTGATTCGTGGAGGGGACTATTGGGTGGCCTGAAACTCCTTGTTCTGGGGTGTTTCCTGGAACTGTTATGTTTCCTGCCGCACGTTTTGTCCTAGCAGATGCTAATGACCTTGATGAACTCATATAATGTATTCATTGATATCTGTTTATACTCAATTACTTGAAATTATCTATATATATATTCAGAATGGTTGGATTGAAGAATAGTGTATTCATTAAATAAATATATATCGATACCATATATGACTGACTCTATAGATAGTTCAAACTTCATAGGAGGTTCAAAAGAAGGGTTTGTAGCACATGTCTTCAACTTCGATGAAGATTCTAAAATAGAGATGATGAATATCGTACAATATACTTTAGTTGGAGTGATTCCGGTAATCCTCCTTAATAAGACCATGCAGAAATATGTTCCAGAGGCAGACGATGAAAAGGGAAGTGCTGAACTTTTAGCAGAAATAGCAATTCAACTAATTGTTATGTTTATCGGTATTTTACTTACTCATCGCATTGTCACATTTGTTCCTACATATAGCACTGTCAAATACGAAAAGGTTTCAATTGTACAGATTGTTTTAGCGGTTCTTATGATCACATTAAGTCTCCAGACTAAATTAGGAGAAAAGGTAAGCATAGTGTTTGACCGGGTTTCCGAAGCGATCATGGGCAAGTCTCGTGAAGGAATGGAAAACGAGGAAAAGGAAAAGAAGGCAGCAGCCCAACAGCAACAGGGTATGCAAAACATGAGAACTGCTCCAGGGACTGACGGATTTAGTTTACCTCAACAACCTGGAACAACAAGCATAAGTAGTATAGCACCCCAGGGTATGCAGAACATGCGTGAATCCATGGAGACACAACAACCCCAAGCCGGTGGCATGACTGATAACTTTGTCGGAGGAGGAATTGAGGCGTTCTCTGGATTCTAAATATTAAAATGTAAGCCAATACGCATTCAAATGTGTATAGATGTATCCATGTATTTCATGTATACATCTCTCTAGTGAGTATATATATACCTATTATCTAATGAGCGATGATGATGACGACTTAAACATTGAACTACTCGAAAGGGCTGCAGAAAATGAAGACAATGCACATATTCTTAATCTCACTGCAGATGCAGTGGCTGAAGCCAAAACAAGCATTTTACAAGATATGGTGAACGATAGCGACGTTCGACAAGACATGATGGAAAAACTCAAAGGGTATGTGTACATTGACGAAATCCATGAGGTGCGCAGTGGCACTTATATCAGATGGCTAAATGTGGAGGATGATGACAATATCACATTAGCAAAGGGAGGAATATTCTGTGACGTACGATTCTCTGACTATGGAGCGGTACTGCGATGCAAGACTTTTCGAAACCGTTATTACGAAGTAAAAATGGATAGCGTGATATTGTTTCGGAAACTAACTCCACAAGAACGCGTGCTTATGTGTGCACTCACGTACTTAAACACCTAACTCTTGTGATTTTGCACGAGATGCTTCTTTCATTCGCTTTTTTCGAGATTTCCTAGTCTTACGAGCCTTCTTTTCCTTTTGCATAGAAACAGATTGAGTACGTTTCCTACATTTGAATGTTCCGCGCTTAATCTTCTTTCGGTTAAATATAGTTCGCGTACATATACCGATTGCACGACCCTCCGTTTGATCCTTTTTTCCCACCTTTTTTATGCATCCGCATAGTTTGGTAGCCATCAATACTTCTGCGGTTCGTCTTATCTCTTTATTTGTTCTGGGAATAACCTCATTGTAATACTTTAGGATGTTTTTATAGTCATCTAGAGAGAGATCGGTATATTCCATATTTGACTAATAATATAATATGCGATTAACAATGTTACTATACAGTACTATTTTATTCATGTCTAGTGGATGTTTACTCGTATCGAATAATCTCTGTACATATTATGCTAAAATCTCATAAGACTTCGCGACATATACTACCCAAATTAGATAAAAATAGGGTAGTAGTATTTGATTTAGACGAAACATTGGGACACTTTCACTTAATCCGGCTTATATGGGAATCTATACATGAGTTTATCAATTATAACAATATCCCGTACATGATGAACCAACGAGACTTTAATGATTTATTTGATGTATTTCCAAAAATGCTTCGACCAGAAATCATATCTATCCTTGGGTTTTTAAAAGAAGAAAAAGATAAAGGTGTATGTAGTGGAATCATGGTATATACTAATAACAAATATCCCAAAGAATGGGTGAACCTAGTTATTCAATATATTGAATACAAGGTAGGACATGCATTATTTGATAATATCGTACTAGCATTCAAAATGAATGGGAGAGTACAACAAATGGAGAGAACAAGTAACGATAAAAAAATAGACGACTTTGTAGCGTGCTGTAGACTGCCACAAAATGTTGAAATATGCTATTTTGATAATTCAGAATATTCAGGAATGCTAACTGATAATGTATACTATCTCAAGGTACGACCATACTATCACCCATTTACAAAATTATTCATTGTTCAACAGATTGAAAACTCTTCTATATGGAGACGTGTATTATGCACATCACAAGAACGACATATACAAACATTCATACAATTTTTCATCAAAAACCTTCATAAGAATAAATATTACTTCGATAAAAAAACATTTCTAGACTATGAAATTGATAAAGTAACATCCAAACGAATCCGCACTCATCTAATTGGCTTTTTTAATAGGTAATACAAACCATTTACACACATAATATCCATATATACTATATATTCATATTCAGAACATGTCGTCAATACAAGATGTTGTATGTGGGGTTATGATGGAAACAACAGGCGATGAAAATCGTATTCTTATGGGAATGCGTAGGGACGAAAATAATGTATGGGAGTTTCCAGGAGGAAAAAAAAATACAGGAGAGACACTAGAGGATTGCTTAAGGCGTGAATGGAAAGAGGAATTAAACCTAGATATTTCTATCGGACGTCTCATTCATAATAGAATATTTAACGGATTTAATTGCCATTTTTTCATTGGACATATATGCAATCTAAGCACCATGCGAATGATAGTTCACGACCAAGTAGGATTATTCTCATTGGCTGCGGCGCGCACACTCAAAATATTTGAAGGAGATGACGTAGTACTTGACGCAATACAATTAGAAGATATATCTGCGAATTTGTTATCTTCAACTAAAGTACAGTCAATCAGACACCGACATGAGTCAAATACCTGTATCTAAAATAAATCATGTTACAAATGAACGCATATATGACAGAGTTCAATCATCTGCACCATTGCGACCATATTATCAACCACGTGCTCAACAAACTAAATATACCAAATTCGCGACACATAGTGAACCTGTTGTCAGTGCTGTTCCACTTTTGATTCCACCTGCTTACTCTCCTTCAAAAGTATTCTATCCAGCAAATCGTGCAGCACCTTGGTCTGGATTCGCAAATAATATCGACATTGAATCCGATATGCGAAACCAATTTTATGGTATGCAACGGTGCGCACAAGCAACTTATGTACCCGACAGCGGAAGCGACCTTTACTCATTACAATCATTCGCCCTTCCTGACCATCCAAATGCTCAAAAACACAATCTATTGTTCAAGAAACCTGAACATGCACTATTTAACCCTAATCCAACAAACACCTCTACGGCTACATTTAACAACTCTACTCGACACGAAATGCTAGGAATAGATACGCGTGATTAAGTTATATTATTTATTAATAGAACAACTCAATATTTTGTATGTATACTTTAATGAATACATACAAAGTTCAACACAACATCTTCAATATGGCTACTATATTAATCTATATTCTCACTGCAATGGTTATGCTAGGCATATCTACATCCGCGCCAGAATACTTAAATATATTACGAAGAGTCATTGAAATTTATATAGGAGGATTCTTACTCTATCGATTTCACCCCTTTAGACAAAACAATAACTTTACAGAGTTTGATAGAAAAATTGCATTTTCTGCGGGAGGGTTTATCATTATGACAACTGTATTAGGAACAATTATAAATACGTATCTTGTCAAAACAAAGAATCATGCTAAATAACCTACATTGATTCGTTAAAATAGATCTTACGAAATCGTTCAACACACTTATCACTAATGCGAATTTTTTTAAAATACTCCTCTTCATGAGTGTCCTCTAATAAACTGATGATGAAAAATAACGAATAAATGCCACATTCTGTATCATTATATTGATGCTCAAATGGATGGTTCTCATCAAGAACCAACTTAATAGGTTTAGATAACTGAGACCCCTGAAGTATTACATCTTTTGCAAACTGCTTAATCTTTGATGGAATGCGCTCACCAACACTATCAAAATAAAACACAAGACCCTTTTCTAGATTAATAAAGAGAGAAACCCAATGCGAACCATTCTTATAATGTGGGTCCAAGTTAAATATCACTCCAATCTTCTTTTTACCATTATCAATCTCATTTGCTAAACTAAAGTGACATAACTCTTCCCAGACACATTCACCATATCTTTTATGCGTATCATAATCAATCGGAGATGGACCAATAAATGTAAAACATTTATACTTCTTCTCATATTGCTTCATTACGGCAGTAATATCGCGACTACTGAGCCACTGATTAGGATTCTTTTTCCAGGCAGTTGGGGCGTTCGGTGCAAACACAGTACGTAACTCACTTTTCATTTCATCATTAGAAAACTGTTGGGTTAACCAACATGATTCCTTATCACAAATATCGCTCAATCGACTTTTTAAACTGGTCCACGTTGTATGTATGTTTCCGTTTTCGATTTTATCATCTGGATGACGATTATTCCATAAAGTTTTTAATTTACATATAGACTTATCACGAATACATGTATATCCTCGCTTATTCCCTTCAGGACCGCATTGTAACTTCTTTAACTTTCGAGTACGTTTTGAGTTCTTCTTTCCATGCTTCTTTCCATGCTTTTTTGAACGAACGCGTGATTTCTGCTTTTTAGATTTTCTTCCTGATGCACCCATGGTACTATTTATAGAGATTATCTTTTTTAACAACTTATTAATTATCCTTATTCACATTTTCTTCTGCGACGACGACATTCGGAACAGAAGGCACCAACTGAGAAAGCATCGCATGTATCTCATCCATTCTTGTTTCTATCGCTGACATACGTGTTTGTAACACAATCATAGGAGAAACGGGCACTGTTACATCTACTGACGAGGATATTAATGGCTCTTCTGATACAAATGAAACGGACTTCTTCTCGGGGTGCGGTTGAACTACCTCACTTGCGGTTGTAGAACTATCATTCAAATTCAACCAATCACGTGCACGACGCGTCTCATTTGCGTTTCGAGGAACCGACGCATTCTCCTGCTCAGTACGTTTCTGCAGCGTATGTGAAAGCATATCATCCATATCTTGATTTTTTAGTGGCTCGACCACTGTATTGTCGGTAAACTTTGTATCTGAAACTACATTGGTAACACGATATTGATCAAAATCACTCTGCATCTTATCATATTGAATATCAAAATGATTTAATCGATCTGCTTTGATTTCCTCTATCGTAATCATGCCATTTCCAGCTGGCGCAGTATTCGTTAAATCTAACTTTTGTGTTGGGGGTGGCGTTTCTTTGAAACCTCGAATAAATTCAGCAATGAAACTCTTATTCAACTCAAGGAGAGAAATACTCCTATTTACGTGAATAGATTCCTCCACATACCGCTTTAAATTAACAATATAATGCTGACGCAACTTTGAACGCTTATCTTCGGTAGACGCAGCAGACTGAAACACTGCGTTCTGCACAATAATATTCCATAACATTTCTACATTCGAAGTTGCCACAAACTGAGATATTTCAGTATTGGAGTTGATCTGATGCATCACATCACCGCTTGGACTTGTAGACGTTGTAGAAGAGGAACTGGAGTACGATTTGAGTGATTGAATTGAAGTAGACATTTGTTTACATGTATATAATTTACAATATCTAAGTTATATACATTGATACTTACTTACATCCAATCATAAAAGAGGATAATACAGGGGCTGGGAATACTCGTTGCATATACGCATCCATCACCTCTTTTCTCTCTGCATTGGATATATCACTCTTCAAAATGCGGAAGAGCCATGCATTCACACTGGTAGGACTTAATGTCTCTGCGATAAGATTATTCACTACCATTACACAATGCTTGTCTTCTAGTAACACGTTGTACAAGGTCTCTCCAGTATATTCCATCTTATAAATAGTTTCATTAAACTCACACTTATCCAAGAACTCGCGAGCCTGAACCATATGATTATTAAACCTAATTTTATGATTTGCTGATATGATAGTGTCACAAGACGGAACGTTCCTAGCAAACGCGTGCTTCTCGATCATAACCACGTAGTTTTCAATACTGGTTGTTTCGGTTATCCCTTCAATCTTGTGTGCGTTAATTGTATGTTTCTCAGGATCAATCTTGTCGATATCTATCTCGCCCTGATCCGTGCATACGGGCGTACCCGCTGGGAAACAGATGCTGCTGGGTAGGGTAATTCTCACAGTTCGGGTCACTTCGGTCGATGCATTTCCCGCAGCATCACTTACATTGTAAGTAACTGTGTAATCACCTACGGTGTTTACATTAACAGGGTTGACTGTTGTAATATCACTTGTTATATCACCATCTGTATTATCAACAGCGGTTGCACCATCATCTGCATAGACTGTTCCTAATTCTAAAGAAATTATTGCATCACCAATTAATGTAATTACTGGCGCAATTGTATCAACTACATTCACAGTTCGGGTCACTTCGGTCGCTGCATTTCCCGCAGCATCACTTACATTATAAGTAACCATGTAATCACCTAC